AGAAAACCTATGCATCTAATATTGAAAAGGATTGGTTTCGTAATTTAATTAAAAACGAATCTTTTAAACAGTATGTCCGTGACAAGTATATGCTCGCGGGCAATGGACTACTCTCTGAAGATACGTTAGATGATCTTTCGACGGTAGACCAAGAAACCGATTGAAATTTCCTATCTATAGTGATATAATCTTAGTTCGGTCGGATGAAAGTCTGGCCGAACCTCATTTCTAGTATGGAGAAGTTAATGAGTAATGAAGTAATAAACGTAAAGTATTATGTAAGTTTTGACCAGTTATTAAATAATTTTAAAACTAATTTTAAAATATTAGAAACAATAAATCCAACAGATTTTGATTATAACAATGATTATATATTTGATACAAAAGAAGATGCGGTAACTTGGATAAATCATGAAATTACCAGTCAAATCAAATTGGTTAATATTATAACAAGAAAAATTCCCAAAGAATTATATAAGGACGAATAAGAATTGTCATTTGAAAACGTAATATTTAGTAACCTAATTCTTAATGAAGAATTTGGTAGAAAAACAATACCATTTTTAAAAGATGATTATTTTTCTGAGCATAAAGATAAAGTTTTATTTAATCTAATATCATGTTATGTAGAAAAGTATGCGGCCTTCCCTTCTAAAGAAGCCTTGGCAATTGATTTATCAAATTCGGCGGTAATATCAGATGACCAGTTTAATGATTTAAAAACTACAATTTCTAATCTGGAAATTGATCCAACAACTTCAATAGATTGGTTGTTTGATGAAACGGAGAAGTTTTGTCAAGAAAAAGCCATCTATAATGCTATTCATCAATCTATTCAGATTCTTAATGATAAAGAAAAGGCTAAATTAACAAAGGGAGCTATTCCAGAAATTCTTCAACAAGCATTAGCTGTTTCGTTTGATACTAACATTGGTCATGATTTCTTAGAAGATTTTAATGAACGATTTGAATTTTATCATCGGATTGAAGAGAGGGTTCCGTTTGATATTGATTACCTAAACAAGATAACCAAGGGTGGTCTTCCTAATAAAACTTTGTCGGTATTCCTAGGAGGAACAGGGGTATTTAAAACTGGTTCTATGTGCCATTTCGCGGCCACGAACCTAATGGACGGGAAAAACGTTCTATATATTACCCTTGAAATGGCAGAAGAACGGATTGCCGAACGTATTGATGCCAATCTTCTAGATATTCCTTTAGATGATATGGGCACTATTACAAAAGAAATGTATGATAAAAAGGTTGCTCGCATACAGCGCAAAACGCAGGGTAAACTTATTATCAAAGAATATCCAACATCTACTGCCGGGGCATCCCATTTTCGGTATCTGATTAATGAACTTAAAATTAAGAAGAATTTTAAACCAGATATTATCTATATTGACTATATTAATATTTGTTGTTCTTCCCGCCTTAAAATGGGTAATAACGTTAATTCTTATACCTATGTAAAGGCAATAGCGGAGGAATTAAGAGGATTAGCAGTTGAATTTAATGTTCCTGTGGTAACGGGTACTCAGTTAACTCGTTCTGGTTCGGATTCATCTGATCCAACATTACAAGATACATCAGAATGTATCTATGTTAATGAAAAAATCACCTTACGTGATGGCACTATCAAGCCAATTGGCGATGTAAATGTGGGCGACCAAATTATTGCTAATGATTTATATAAAACTGTATCTCTCGTTCACCATAAAAAAATGAAAGATTGTGTTAAGATAACTCTAAAGTCTGGAAAGGAAATTATCGTTAGTAAAGATCATCTATTCCCGGCGTCTAATAACGGGTCTGTCTCGCGTATTTCTTTTAACCAAGGTCTTAAAGAAGGGGCACTATTAAGCTCAATTTCTTAACTAAATTCGTTGTGAATGGCAGATAGATAAATAAGTAAACGAAGCCATTCACAACGGGATTAAAACGAATAAAGTAGATTTCTTAGAATTATCAGTTATCAGAAAAGAGATAAACAAAGTATCTAAAAGTAAATTGTCTGTAATATACAACTTTATTGAACACTATTTAGATGATGTTTGGTCGTTATCACAGAAATTATCACAGAAATTATCACGTATTAGAATTTTTGTAGCTATTTTAGAAAATAATACAGAAGATTTCTTTTCTTTATATAAAAGATATTTCGAAACAACATCAAGAAAAGAAAAGATTCTTATTAAGAATGGGGGTGTAGCTCAGAAAGAATATATAACTACGCTTAAAAAACGTCCAAAAATAACACACAAATACAGCACGTTTTCGAAAGAATATTGGATCGAAAAGAAAAATTATACGGAAAAAGAAGCAATATTAAAGATAAAAGAAATATCACAACATGCATTAAATCAAAAAAAGATTCATGGTAGAAAATCAAAATTGCCACCAAATTCCATTGGTCATTGGATTGATAAAGGATATACTCTCGAAGAGGCAAATGCCCTGAGACGGCCATATGTTGAAAAGAGTATTTTATCATTAAACTCTTTTATTGCTAAATATGGCACAGACGGTGAACGACGATTTAATGAGATGCGAGAAAAACGCGACAAAACTCTTATGGAAAAATACGGAACTACGATATTTTTATGTGCTGGTATTTCTAAGGAGGCCATTAAGTTCTTTATACCAATCTATAAAGAACTTAGAAAACTTGGAATAAAAAGAGACGATATATGCTGGGGAATAAAAGGCAGTAAAGAGTTTACTACTCGCCATAATAATAAAAACTATGCTTATGATTTCACTATAAAAAGTATAAAAATAATTATAGAATATAATAATGAGTTCTGGCACTGCCATCCAGAAAGAATTTGGAGAGGATTTATTGATAAAGACATTGCGATTCAAACTGATATACTTAAAAAAGAGATCATGGAAGAAAGAGGTTTTGAAGTAATCGCCGTATGGAACTTTGACAATTTATCAGAGCGTCAACAATTTATTTTACAAAAAGTAAAGGATATACTCAGTAATGTTTGATATTGAAGAAAAGTGTTTCTCATTAGCATATGAAATGATTGAGAAAAATCTAAACAAATATGATATGGATGTATTTGAACTTACCGATCTTCTAATCAAATTAGAAACAGAAAAGCGAGAGAAAGACGCCATTTCTGATTCATTATTAAAATTTAATGATGAAATTGTTTCTATAGAAGAAGTCGGCGAAAAGGAAACTATTGATATTACAGTATCAGGAGATAATCTGTTTTACTGTAATGGTATTCTAACAAAAAATAGCTACGGGTTGCCCTTTACTACTGACTTTATGTGTGTTATTGTTGAAAATGAGGAATTAAGAAAGTTAGGACAATTAGTATTCAAACAACTAAAGAATAGATTTGGTAGTCTGGACCTATATAATAAATTTGTTATTGGGGTTGACAAGAGTAAAATGCGTCTATATAATGCGGACGACTCAGCACAGACGTTAGTTGATCAGGACGGTGTTTTTATAAATGAAAAACCTGTAATGGACAATTCTATGTTTGGGGAAGCTGATCTAGAAAGAAGTAAAAAAGGTAAGAAATTTACTAAAAATATCTTCGATTCTTTCTCTTAGGAGTTAATATGAAATTTTGTATAGATTGTAAACATTATAAATTTATTGAAAGTGGTAAATGGCGGAATGAAAAATACCAATGTGCCCATCCTACTTTACTAGACACTGATCTAGTTACAGGAGAAATTACTATTATCTCTGTACCATGTGACCAAATGAGAAAAGTTTTTTTGTGATACTCATGGGGCTTTATGGGAACCAAAAATAGACGCATCTTACTGATAAGGAAACAATATGAAAAAGATTTGGGTAATTTCTCCATCCCTAGAAGTTTATGAAACGTGGGGAGAGTTTAATGATGTTTTTATTGGAGTTGATATATATACCAACGTAAACGCATCTACCAATAGAAATATAATTGAAAAAATGTTTACCACTGCTTCTGGAAGAAACATTGCTCTTTCTAAATGTTTCTTCTCTAGAAGAGAAGCTGAATACGCCTGTATGCATCTTCTTATTAAAAAGAATAGAAAGTTGAGAGCCGAACGGTTTAATAATAAAATAAAAATAAACCAAATGAGAGATTACCTTCTAATGGGAGTAGATTACTAATATGGAAAATTTAGCGAATATATATGAAATCAAGCACGAAGATACAGCATTTATCATATTTGAAAAAACTTCGGGCGGAAATATTGGAAAATACACTTCGTTAAAAAACGCCAATAAAGTACTAACCAACCTAGTAAATGGAGTAGCATTTCAAGGTTGGACCCCTTCTTTTTTCAATGTAAGGTATGAAAAACATGGGAAAAATTAATATTCAATATAATGCACATGACCTCAAGAACCTGATCGCAAATCGCGGTTGGGTTCTTGAGCGTAATTATGGTAGGCATGTAATTTATACCCACAGCAATTCAAGAAATAAAATTGCTGTTCCTAGACATAAGGGAAATCTCCCGCCCGGAACAGTAAGACAGATTTTAAAGCAATCTATAGTAAATGTTTAGTTATAATACTTTTTACCATAAATATAAGAAACAAGTATTTCTTATATAGGAAAAGATATGTCAATTTTTGCTGTAGATTTTACAAATTCATTTTCAGAAAGTTTTTTAACAGAAGTTAAAAATACTATTAAATCATCTAAAAAAACAGAGGTTGATCTTGCTCCAAAGTTGAACGTCAAATCTGCTGATGTTGACGACAATGACAATGATGAAGATGACCAATTTTTAGATGCGGATGATAAAGTCGGTAAACGACCAAAGAAGAATAAAAAATCTTCAGTTAGTGAGAAATATAATGTTTCATTTTCAGATAAAGAAATTGCACATTTCGAAAAAATCATTAACAAAGAAGGAAAATAATAATGCCATTATGGGGAAACTCAGCATTAG